ATACTCAAACGCCTCAAGAGCTAACTTCCTATCCTCCGTGCAATCCTTAATAACATCTTTAGCCATCTTCTGAACTCTAGTTTCAGAGAAGTAGCTTGTTTTAGGTGTGTAAATTTTAGGCATTAGTCTAGTGGTGTTTTTCTTTTTTCTAAGTTTTTGTACTTTTTGGTTGCGTATCCGGCTTTTGCTTTCCCTTTTGGGGTGTTCGGCATTTTAGCAGGACCATGTTTTACATTGGTTCTTTTCGAATACGCTTTGATTACGTTGATGTCAGTCTTGCCGGGGAAACCTTTAACAACTTTGTCTTTAGATTTGTCCCCCCAAGTACCTTTAGTAATAACATAAATTCTATCAGATGCGGGAGTAGTAA